ACGCCATGAGAAGCGGCAAGCGGCACGACCAGCACCACCGGAGCCTTTGATAGCCTTGGGGCACTCTTTGCAGTTTTGACCTTGTGGGTCAGCAACGTCAGCGTCAGGGCGCTCACCATCGCTAGACCAGCAGTCAGGGATAGAAGTCTCGTCAGCGTTGTACTCAGCGCCGTAGTAAGCCTTCTGCACAGACTTGCTGCCGTTAACAATAACGACGTCCATGTGTGGCTCAGTGTTCTTGGCAATCTCTTTGCCGCCGTCAACGAGACGAAAGACACGCCCGCGCAGTGTGATGCGCTTCATGCTCCCGCCTGATGACTTGAACGATTGGGTGAAGTCGTCCAACTTCACGTTCTGTAAATGCTCTGGCAGGTTCTCGCGGAATGTAGTAGTGATGTTGCTCATCTTATTTCTCCTTAAAGTGATGGCTTGCGTTTGACAGTAACAGCGTAACGGCTGTCGACGTTGAGACCTTCGGGGTACTCATCTGGATGTTGCTCCAGAAAATCTTTCATGTTGGTGTCGTGCACGCGTTTGTGCAGTACGCCATATGCTTTGTACTTATCAACTAAACGATATACAGCATCCCAGTTTGTTGGGTTGTAACGCTTGGTCACGCGCTTGATGACTGTGTATTTTTCAGTGGACATGCTTGTTGTGTTTTCCGCAAGCATGATGTCGATGAGCTTAGATTCGATCTCGGCGAGTTGATCGGAGTAAACCTTATCTTCCCCCTCGAAAACTTCTCTTTTTGCTTCGCGCTCATTGCGAATGTCGACGTACCTATTTGATAGGTCGGCAACTGTTTCAGTGTCAGCTATGCTCTCATTCATAAAAACTCCTTGTTGTAGTGAACCTATATTATATGGCTAAATTAGACTTTGTCAAGTGTCAGCCAATTCTTTTTTGTAAAGATCAATCACTTTGTTGTGATTTGTTATGTTGCTTTGTAGCATTCGATAAAGTTTCTTCTCTATCGGACTACCTTCGATGTGCACGATCGTCATGTTGTTTTTCTGACCGGGCCTATCAATACGAGCGTTAGCTTGCAAGTATGTTTCTGTCGAAGTAACAGGAGCGTACCAGATGATAACGTCCGCCGCAGTAAGGGTTACCCCATGTGATGCGGCTTGTGGTTGGATGACTAGAACTTTTGGTTCTGACTTCTCTTGGAATCGCTTGAACGTATCTGAACGCAAACGCATACCAACATCACCATGAATAACCTCTGCGGCTATGCCCGCTTTAGTTAAGTGTTCATGTACCAACTCTATAGCATGACGAAACGGAACAAAGATAAGAACTTTGTTGCTAGTTTCGTTAATAACTTCTTCTACTACGCGTAGTCTTTCGGATACATCAAAGTGCACCACGGCTCCACTGTCGCTATAAACTGCACCACAAGATATTTGTAGTAACTTGTTCATGCGTGCGGCGGCATTGACTGTGCTGATCTCTTCCCCCGCTGTCTCCAAAAGCATCTGACTCTTGAGTTCTTGGTAATACTTTCGTTGCGTGGGCGTAAGTGGGGCATCGCGGAATACGTGCGTAACAGGTGGCAAGTCCAAGCAGTCTGCCTTAGAGAAGCGGATAGCGGGTTGCAACATCTCATGCACAGTCTTCTCTGCATCAGGGCGTGGCTCCCAACGATACATACCGAAGTTCTGCATGACCGACTCGCGGAAGTCACCAAAGAATCTAGGCGCACGCTCAGGAGCGCACAGCTTACCTAAACCGTAAGCATCCATAGGAGACTGCGCGGCTGGTGTTCCAGTAAGCATCCACAACCATGTCTTGTCGGTCACTAACTTGTTCATGAGTTTCCAGCGTCTAGTCTGTACGTTCTTGTACGCGTTAGCCTCGTCGATGACAATGAGGTCGAACATGCCACTTTTGATGGTCTCTTCCGCAATAGCAGGGATGCCGTCATAGTTAATGATTACGAAGTCGACGTTGCTCTTAGCTATTTTCAATCGCTTCTTAGCATCGCCATACGCTACGTCTACGCGTCTGTGCGTGGCGAACTTGAACAAGTCCTGTTGCCAAGCACTCTGCATGATAGACAAAGGGCACACGATTAAGACACGCTTGATCACGCCCGCGTTGAGCAGGTAGTCAGCCGCCCAAATTACTGAGGCGGTCTTGCCCGTACCTTGTTCATTGAAACAAAACGCCCGCTTGCGCAAAGACAAGAACGACGATGTTTCACGCTGGTGGTCGAATGGCTCAAACCCCATAGGGCGAGGCCACTTGTAGTCACGCTTGATAGGTGACGGCACATGCTTCATGTACTGGCTAAGTACGCGGGCTGCTTGAAGATTCCACTTCACAGCTACCTCGTACCGCCCGTCACCGTAGTTCATGACAACCTCGCTGTCGGGGATTGTCTGCGTGATACGTGCAGGGTATTTAGTTTTAACCACGAGTGTGTGGTCGGCTAGTATCTGCATGTTATTTCATTGAACTATCAGGGTTTCGTTTGAATGAGCGGTTCTTACTGGGGGCTTCAAGTCGGACTCCGTTCTTGTTGCTTCCTCCCTTAGATAAAGCCTTGACGTGTGCAACATCTTTACCGCTTCTGTCGACACCTTTGGCGTCAAGTTTTCTACGGGCACGCTGGCGCTCCATCCGGTCAGGCAACTCACCTCTAGATTTTTGTTGTTCATACTCTTTCTTGTAGGGTCGGGGCTTGTTTACGTAAGGCATCTTCTTTTTCCTTCATGATGATTAAGGTATTTTGGAGAACGCGGGCCTCAGCTACCAAGATAAGGCACAGCTCAGAAGCCGTGTTTATGTCACGGTCTAATAGCTGATTGTGCATCTCTTTCAGTAAATTTTCAATCCGCATCATGGGTGACGCGTAGTCAATAAATGTGGTCATAACAGTGCTTCCTCGTAGTGATGTTTAGTAGATTCGCGCATTACTTTTTCTAACAGCTTTGGGTCTGCTCGCTCGAACGGATTCCAATCGTTCTTGGTTATTAGCGAGATGGTTTCTTCGTTCTTCATCAATTGCCTCTTGCGGGACAATGACTTCTTGGGTTGTAAATCTGTGTTCGTTTGCACACTCTCTCCTTCTTGTGTACCCAAATGTGGGCGATCTTGTTGTTTGTTTTACTAGCGTCCATGCTCCGCATGTGGGGCATTTCATTCCAACTCCTGTAATTTTTTAAGTGCGCCCCAAAAGAATTTGGTGTTAGTGGGACGCCATGCGGTTTCATACATATCGTCTGAGTCATCGAGGTCTTCACAAACTTTTTTGGCGCATTCAACTACTTCGGTTAAATGCACGTATGCTCTAGCCCCGTGGTCGAACCCCATTTCATATGCTTGCGTCATTGCATCAATCGTTGACGGCGGTACTCCCGCGCTACCTAATAGCGCAACCATTTCTTCTTTTTTCATATGTCCTCTCTACACAACATGACGATAGCGACGCCGACAATCACAACAACTGCCGCACCTAAACACAGTAACAAAACTATCCACGCGATTGTTTCAAGCATATTTTTCCTCCGTCAAAGTAAAGTTCTATAAATAAATTGCGACATGGATATACGCCCAGTTGAGTCTTTGTTTATCAACTCTATTGGGGTAACTTCATGTTTGTATGAACCTGAGAAGCACAACAACATATTGTTTTTTTGGGGTATCGTTATTCCTTGGTCTGTAAAAATAAACTCACCACCTGTGTAACCTTTGTTCTCAGGGATAAAAAACGTCATAAATGTGTATGGTGCCGCATCTCTGTGCGGCTTGTAATAGTCTTGAGATTCGTAATAATTTATCAGCGTCGAGTCTCTGTCGCTCTGCCCAATTGAAAAGAAAGACGGGTGAAGACTTTGCATGGCTTCAATAATTTCTATGCTAAGTGCTTTCCTGTTAATCGTAAGAATATCAGAAACACTCCTGTCGGTATAAATATTATCCAAAAATAACGCTTTGTTCTTTTTTAAAATTTCGTTCTTTTCGTCAAACGCGGAAGTAGTTTCTTCGGGTGGTTTCATTTTCTTCAAAAGAAAATCAATTTCCCTGTGTATCAACTGCAATTCTTCGTCAGAATAAAGGTCTTCTACTATTAAATATTCCAACGGGTCTTTGTACTTGGTAATTTTCATGTGTTCTTCCCTTCCAATTCTTTAAGTTTCTCTTCAAGTCTACGAATACGCTGGCGGTTGTACTCAACTACGCTAGTAGCGTACTCAAGCGACTTCTCCGCTTGCATCTTTGATAGAAGTGCGTCACGCATCTCTATGTCAATAATCTCTTTTAGTGTCCTCGGTCGCAACATATCTTTGATAAAGGCCACTATGGTTTCTCGTTTGGTCATATGTTTTCCTTCTGTTCGTTGGTTCATAGTAATCTTCGGGTGCAACAACTTCTCTGAGTTTAAAGTCGGGGTGCAGTAGTCTACGCAACGCTTTCATCTCAATCTGTCGAATACGCTCCGTTGTTAGGTCATACATCCCTGCTATTTCATAAAGTGTATAGTCGCATTCAAGTCCAATACCAAACCTAAAACGCAGTATTTTTGCTTGTCTAGGTGTTAGCACATCGAGTATTTCTTGTACAAATGCTGAGACTTCTTTCCTGTACAACTCTTCTTCGGGACACTCACACTCTGTAAGTTGTGGTGGTGGGCATGGCAACTCAGGAAACGACTCATCGTTTTTATACCCGCTGTAGTAATACGCTTGATTCAGTTCATAGCTGGCGTTTACCATCGTGCCATAGGGTATGGTCTGCCCCTTGTTTATTTTTCCGTAAGGTCTAGGCATTTTTTTGTCGGGGTAAGTGTTCAAGATGGTTCTGTGTCGTCCAACCCATTGCATCGGCGTAGCCTTTTTGGTACGCCGCATCGACTGCTGGCTTGAGCATGTCTACCGCCGTCTCAG